GCTGGAGTAATACTGTCTGATCCTCTATTCCAAAGTTCATTCATATCAGATATATAGGCTTTAACCTTTTTTACATCTGAAAATAAATCAGAGCATGTAACTATTTTTCCTGTTTTGTTAATTGTTTTTACAATATAACCTGATACAGTAACTCTAGTACCCTCTTTCCTCACCCTGCTCTTCAGGTCGTGAATCTGAATACTTCCCTTTTTCTCTTTCATATAGAATTTGTTTTATATTTGGTTTAAAATAATTAGGTCCCTTGAGAATTTTACCGTCTTCTCTAAGAATAGGTTTACCGTTTTCATCCATTTTGGACATATTACTACGGTGTATTTCATGGAATACATCAGCTAAATAATCTTGCATGCCATGCTCAATAGCAGTACCTAGGAGAATGTATAACATATCTCCTAGGGCGTCTGCTATTTCTACAGGATCTTCTTTACTAGCTGCTTCCATATACTCTTCGTTTTCTTCTTTCATTAAAAGAAACCGTAGATATGCTCTGTTATTATCAAGTACTCTAGGTGTAGAGCTTGTATTTACTTCAGTAATAGCACACCATTCTTGAACCGCTTGAATTTCTTTTTTCATCTTGATATATAATTGTATTTAATTTTATCGATACGGGGATCTTCTTCTCTATAGATTGCTTCTATATTTTCTTTAAACATTCCCTCTAGCAAAATTAAGTAATTAATCGCGTCTCCAAACTTTTCTTCAAGTAATAATACATCAGGTAGTTTTTTATTATTCTCGTAGTTACTTACAATTTGTTGTATACTTTGTAAATGCTTTACCATAAACTCCCAAGCTACTGCTTCTTTTGTATCATGTAAACTTAAACGAGCACCTGCTTTAAAGGCTTCAAATACGTCTCCTATACTAGCGTACTCATTATTTTTTTTAATTAGAGAGCTTGATATACTCTCTATACGTTTATTTACAATTTTTTCTGTAAAATCTTTTTGTGTCATCAGAATAATGTTAATTGGTTAGTTAATTTTTTCTTTTCTACAGATTCTATCATTTTATAAATATTTTGTAGATAATAATCTTCATTTACCTGTCTTTCTCCCCAAGGCTTTTCATCAGCTACATTATAAATAGTCTGTTTCCACGATCCAGCTTGTAGCTGAAAGTTTCTACCGTCCATCTTATTTTGTTTCATGATCTTACAACCCTGGTTAGATATATAGTAACGAACAATACCTTGAAGTTTTCTGAGTTCTAAAACGCCATTTATTAGACATTCTTCTACAAAATGCCATTCACCTTTTGCTTTAGCGCCTCCGCAGTAATCAAATATATTTCGATTTTTTGCTAGGTACATTTCAGGGATGGTCCCAAAAACAAAATAGTTGTATACAGCTTTAGGTATAATCAGAAAACTTTTGTTTTTATGTAAAGCTAAATCTGAGAACTCAAATCTGCCTTTACACTTTGTGGATGAATAATAATACTTACCGGCGTCTTCTCTGTAAATATAATGTGGTGTTTCTTGCTTAAGCTTCTCATACTCTTCTTTAGTAACTTCTTTTTCTTTATTAACAGCTATATAGTTATTTACGTCTGCTAGCATTATTTTAGAATACTCGCCGTGCTCTAATTGTAAACTTGTAATCTGCTCCCATTTCTTACATATTTCCATATACTTGTCTTTCATACCAGAAGGTATCAACATTTCTAAACCATCGGTGTTTTGCATTAACGGAATAGAACCGGGTATACCTATACTTAGCATTTCATACAACATAGTTAAGCTCAATTGACCGTTGATAGTAATACGCATTGTAAATTCTGGATCATACAAAAAGCTATTTTCATCATTGCTCAAACCGTAAGTGCTATTCAGGATAATTTTATATACATAATTTTTAGGATCTTTCTTAGGTATCTTAACTCTTTCATCAAAAAACCATTCATATTGCTCACAAAATTCTTTAACAGGTATGTGTGCTGGAGACCATTTGTTACGTATAGCAAGATTAGGATAAAAACTAGTGACGTCACTCGTCATTATGATCATTCCATCTTTGCTTTCGTATACACCGCTAGATCTTGCACCGTGCACACCACCTAAACCAAAGTCTGTTCTAACTCCTTTATGTGTAAGTGAATATTTAAATCCACCCTTAGTAGATTTTGTATCAATGATAAGCTCCTTAAACTTTTCGTGTATTTGTTTAAACTCATTAGTCTCAAAGTTTATGTAAGGTAAAATGATATCTTTTACTGAAATCTTTTCTCGTATAGTTCTTAAAGACTTAAGCTCTGATTTACTCGTTCTCGTTTTTTTACTTAGAAACATTAGAAATAATTCCTTCGCAATTTTGGGCTCGGAAGCACTAAAAAGATTTATAGAATATTCTTCAGTTAAGCTCTTACGTAATTTAATCTGATCCTTACTAAGGTTCATGACTTGTTTGCAGGACTCTACGTCATTAACACAATACGACATGATCTCATTTATCTGAGACAGTGTATGTATATATGTACTATGATGTATAGGCATTTCTTGGATATTCTTCCAATCCATACTATACTGAATCCACTTCAAGCTCGATCTTTTAGCAGGATTGTCCCAGTGGTTTAATTTAAATACGTCAATTTGTGGAATTGATAACTCATGAGGTGCAAAAGGAGGAAACTCATTATTGCTTGTTCTTTCTATAACACTTTGTGAAAAATTGTAAATATTTGTAGCTATTGTTAATGGATCTTCATTGATAAGCTCATCAGCATTTCTTAGTATAAACTCGGTTATCTGTGCGTCAAAGTTTAATCCGTTATAACTTATATGCCATTCTTGTTCGTCTCTGTTTTGAATTAAAAAATCTAAGAGCTCAGAAAAATCATTTCTAAGCCTATGCACTACAAACTGTTTTGTTTCTCCGGTTTTGTAATGCTGAAACACTGCACCAAACATGTTGATGAGAGTCTCGTAATCCATAACGTAATGTGATTGACTCATATAGTTTGTTCAGTTAAGCTGTTCCCCCTGTTTAGTTAAAAACAAAAAAGGGGGATAGACTCCCCCCTCTCTGCTAAATCAAATATTCACTGCTCCTTCTCGGCTAACAAGAAGGGATTCGCATCCAAAGGATTAGTTGCAAACATGTGTGTAAAGTTTACAATTTCATCCTTTTCGGTAATATAGTATTCTTGAAAAGTTTCAACCGTACGACGTTCCTCTTTGTAAGGTTTGCTAGCGTCAGTTTTAACTTTCTTCATTACTACATCGCCATTATCATCAAGTTTAGGTATCATATGAAATACATTCTTACGAGTATTTCCTATAACAGCCAACATCTTTGACTTAGGATCAAAAATACATTCTACATATGGACAGTCTTTATGTATGGGAATCATTCTAAAACTTTGATCGCCGTTCCATTCGGACTTAACTATTAACATACTTTTTTCCATATTATAAATTTTACTGCGAATTTAGTGACATTCCAATCAACTCCAAATTTTTTAAGTTTATTTCTAAACATTCTTTGTTTAAATTGGGTTTGTCACAAAGCTCGCCAACTTCTTTTAATAATTTAGTACTACAGCCCAGAATTCTAGAATACATATCAAAGTACTCTTCTGGATTCAAATAACTATCTACATAGATATAGTTCTTTTTACTTCTAGCATAATGCGAAAGAATATTCAGCTTTAAGCCTTTAGATAATTTAGAATACTTACCCTGTAAATAAAAATCCCAATCCTTTTTGTACTGTGATAAGTCAAAAATATAAACACCTGTGTTATTATCTGTTTCCAGATAATCTTCGAAGTATTTATTTCCTAGAAGTTTTGTCTTTTCGAAAATCCTAAAGTCACTATCTGTTCTAAGATGGTATGTAACAATTAACCTGTAATCAGTGTGATCATATTTATTAGCTAATGCTGTATAAATACCTAATGGTGTTACGCTACCTCCTCTTGAGATAAGTAAAATAGGATATAGAAAGACTCCAGACTTTTGAAAATATCCAGGATAAAGGGATTTAATCATGAAAAATGTTTTACAGTACTACTTTGTTTACCGCCATATCATAGGGAAGCGAGTAGTTTCTCGAATCATAATGATATTTAGCTTTAGCTAAAGTATCCATAAGTCGTGTATCATACCACTTTGCCATAGTTTCTTTCGACACAGCAAATATATATATCTGCTCATACTTGTCTATAACTATGAAATTAAAGTTTATTTCCCAGCTGCTATCTAAATCAAAATAGTCTATAACTAATTTTTTATAGATAGCTGCCTGTAACCAGTAATTGTAATACTCTACACTTTCAGGAAACTCAGCTATTGTTTTGCTTGTCGTTTTAAGGTCGTTAATTGTTATAGTTTTACCAATTTCGTCTATAACAATATTATCTACAATTCCTTTTATACCAAAAGGAAACCCTGCAAGTCTTACTTGAAGAGGCATCTCGTTATAAACTTTAACGTGATTATTTGTAAATGTACCTAGTAACGACGTTACTTCCTTCTCCTGTCTCAGGAGTTGTACTGTATCAAGACACTTCATATATGTATCAGTGTCTATAATATCTTTCCCATTTCTTGTTTTAAGAAAGTCAAAGTAGGCAACGGATTGCTCCGTTGCTACTTTTTCTATCCGCTGCTCATCAGTCTTTAACGATTGATGAAGGTTAATCTCTTTAAGTATTTCTAAAATTTCACTACTGAAACTTTTGAAATCTTGATCAAGAGCATTAGCACTTACAGCATATTTGTAAACTCTGTCTACGACAGTTTTTACATTATCACTTGGCAAAGTTTTAGGACTTATAACAAACTGTTCATCAACACTTTCAGGATCAAGTAACAAGCAATGAAGAAGCTTACCTTCAATAAGGTGACTATCTGTTCTTTCTTCTCGTTGTTGCAAGACATAGTGTGAATAAAATAGTTTCGGTGAATAAAGTAATCTACTTAACCCGCTGTAACTAAAATAGAATTCTTTTGAATAAAATTCTTCTTCTAGTGCAATAGGATTGTCAAAGGTTTCATAGATCATTATCATCCTCCTCCATAAATTCTATTTCTTCTTCATTTTCTTTGGGATCGGTAGTGTCGAAAGGATTTGGATCAACTATAAGGATATCAGAGACTGTTACCCATTTATGTTCAGTAAAAAGATGATTGTAGCTGTCTAAAAATCTTTTCTTAATTACATCTTTTAAGTCATCTGTTACAAGATTAAGCTCTTTTGCTCTATCTAAAATTTGATCTAAGCTAAAGCGTTCATTATATCTTCTGTAGTTTAAATAACTTAGAAGACTTTTAAAAGCTACACTCTTACAATAATTGTAATGTCTATGACCAAAATAGTGATCTGATACAAGCATCATTAGATATGGTGTGCTTTGTTCAAAGTTACAATTTGCCATAAGTGTTAGACCCATTTCTACATTACTTTCTTCATTATTTTTTAACAACTCATCTATAAACCAATATTGATTAACATCAATTATAGACTCGCCGAGTAAATTTTGAAAAGAAGCATCTGTGTATACATTTTTCTTAGAGTATAAAGCCATTCTAGCAAGGTCGTCACCTTCGTAAAAATCTGTATAACCTGTACCACCTTCACCAGTATCCATGTAGTGATACATTAAAGAGTTTTCAGCTAAAATTGTAACTAACAAATTACAGATTTTATCTTTAATCTGATAAGATGCGATTAAATAATCTACATCTACATTTTTAACATCATCTATAAATTTCTTCCAGTAATTAACAATAATAGATGAATCTAAAGTTCTCCAACTATAAGGTAACCTATGATTTTTTTTGGTTATCTTTACTGCTAAATCTGGTTCTGATAGAAATCTTGTAAAAATATTTACAAACTCATCTTTCTTGTATATATATCTACCATATAAAGATTTTGATATTTGAGATATCTCGTCTTTTGCTATAACTATTGTATCAGCTTTATTAGCATCTCTTATAACCTTTACATTATGCTTTTCTTTGAGATCGCGAAGCTTATATCTAGGTAATTTACAGCTTGGAGTAATATACAATTGACCTATGGTACTAAGATCAGGAACAGAGTTATTTACAGACAAACCTGTAAATAACTCTTTTTGAAACTCTTCAGTTGCTCTATAAGAATCTTTGTATGATGCTTTAGAATAGTCAGCTACATACCCATATTCACTAGCTGCTATCGAGGGTTCTGCAGCTACAATTTTAATTTCTACATATTTATTAAATGTTACACTTCCTAATTTCATTTTACAGCAAGTTTTACAATTTCAGCATCTATAAGAAGCTTTTGAAATTTAGTTTTATTACTATGAACAATATTACGGATCATAAAATAGTGTAGATCCAATGCAAACAGGTTTTCTGCTTTTATGATAGCTTTAATCCTATCGATATTTCTATCTGTGATAGGATTTGACTGAGCATAAAAAGATGTAAAGTTTACAATACGTGTTGCCATCAAACTAGAAATGTCTGCACGGTAATGCTCGCCGTCATACATTGTCTTTCTAAGTTTATCCTCAATCACTTTCCAATCGGAACCTGTGAGAATTTCTTTAGGAGATACCATCTCATCCAGTTTATTATTAATGAAAGTTGTAAATAAAGTACTGAACTCAATACCTACACTACCTTCACCGATCATTTGAATAAGAGGTAATTCACTCTCAAAAGATTTAATAGAACTAATGGAATTAAAGAATGTAGTAATACTACGAGGATTGATATCATTCTTTACAAGTTCAGGATTCATCAAAAGAAAGTTAATACAACGAGAGTCAATATCATTTTCTTCTGCCCACTTCGCCCAACAGTCTATATCAAACTTCAGCTCTGCTGTAATAAAACGAGTACGTTGAGCTGAGTCAATAGAATTTACAAGATACTCACCATTATCAGGATTAGAAGTTAAGATGACATGCCAGTCTTTTGGTAGTTTCCATGAGATATACTCCTGACGGTCAATAATTTCCATTACTGCTTGTACAAATCTTAGATCTGCACGAGTCCAGTCGTCAAGAATTAATAGACCACCTTCTTTTTTACCTTGAATCCATTCTGGTGCAGCGTGAGTCATACGCTTTTCACCCGTTGGTTTGTATCCATTCTGGATATACTGAGGCATTACTGACTCTGTTACCCATTTAGTTATATCTGCCTTAATCATCTGGTGTTCTTTCATAGGAAAACCTACAAGGTCACCAATCTCCTCGAGCTGACTTAAGTTTAGTTTTACGCATTGCATTTGCAATTCGTCTGCTATCTGCAAAATAGTACTAGTTTTACCCAAACCTGATTCACCTTCTATGTTAATAGCTACAGGACGTTTGTTGTTTTCCTGAAGATAACGATTGTTGTTTACAATGTGCTTAATAAAATCTTTAAGTTCTGCAGTATTTAGTACTACTTGTTTTGTGTTTGCCATAAAGCTTAATTTAATTTGATAATTTGACCTGGTAATTCTTTGTTCATTGACGAGCGTGAGCTCAATACCCATAAAATACTCCCTTTAGGTTTATCGGGAGCGGGTGCTTCTCCATCTGTAAAGTATATTAAACATGAATATTTTCTTTGATTCGTGTCATAGTATTCTATAACAGGATCAAAAGATGTACCGCCCCTACCGTGAAGTTTAATTTCATCACTTTTTCTATATGGGCTGATGTTACTAATTGCAGTGTCGCACTGAACAACAGTAACATCTGATCCGGTTTTGCTAAGATGATGAATCTCAGAAAAGAATTCTTTGAGCTCATCTTTACTAACAGAACCTGATGTATCTACAGCAACTAAAACATGTTTTTTCTGTTTAACTTTAAGACCTGGGTTATCTTCAAATCTTCTGTTAAACTTTCTTCTAAGTTTTTTGGTATATATCTTTATCGATCTACCTACAAATCGGCGAACGTATCCTCGCCAGTCAAACTTAGGTTCTTCATATACAGTAAAATTCTTAATAATTTCTTGTATCTCACCAGGAACTGTACCTCTAGATTTTGTTACCTCTGCGGCAAGTTCCTTCATTTGATATTCTAACTGACTTTTAAGAAGTCTTTTTTCAGAATCGCTTATTCCTTCAAATTCTCCCCAATCGTGATTAGGATTATTTAACCCATCTGTAGAAATCATTTCACCATTTCCCATTGCGTTTAATAAATTTTGCAATGTTGGTGACTTATCCTTATTTGAGCTTAGTAAATCATAATAGACTTTTGTACCAGCTTTAGGAGGAAGACTTATTTCTGGAAATGAGTCTAGCATAAGTGCTCCTTCAGGTAAGGTGGTAGGATCTATATATTGATTAATCTCAATATCTGCAGCTATATTAAAAAGATCTTTATCATTAAAATCGTCTCTGTAAATAGGATGAAAAAATGCTAGATGTAGCATCTCGTGTTTAGTAAGACCTATTTTATGATTCATTTCTAACGAATCCCAAAATGTGGGGTTGATTATAAGTTTGTAGTTGATGTTGTGTTTAGCAACACCAGCGGTTGGTACCTTATCAGACCATTCTTTTTCTGTCATAATCAAAAAGAGACCGTAATACGGTTCTTTGAGCATAAGTTCTTTACATACTTTCGACAGGCTTTCGTGTCTTGTCATAGTCTTGTATTGTTTTTTCGACTGCTTTTTTTAAATCATAGTGCATTGTAAATCCGTATAAATTAACAATAGGTGCACAATTCTGACCATCGTGTTCTAAAAAATCATTCTTTATGTACTCGTTAATATCTTTCTCGAGTTCATAATAATCTTCAGGATTGCTCTGAATAGCTATACTATCTACAATTTGTTTGATACCTACGTATCTTGATATGCTATCTATTATACTGCTTGGTGCAGATTTACGAGTCGAATAGTTATTTAAAATCTTATGTAAATCTATGTAACTTTTATAAGAAAAAGGATTTGATCCAAACCATACATCTTTATCAACTATTGACTTGATTCCTTTACAAACAGTTATTTTCCCCCAAACGTCAAATAGTACATGTAATTCTGGATCTTCTTTTTTGGGTTTTACCGCACCCCTTTTTCTTCTAATCCATGAGAGCTCCATAATTATAAAAAATAAATATGGTAATACTTTCTTAGGATCACTCATTTCTAATATCTGCAGTGCCATACTGTAATCCATAACATTTTTGGAATACAGGATTTTTTTTACATTTTTAAATTCCTCATACGTGAGTACCGGTTTAGAATCTTTTTCTTGCTGCATATTCCGCCATTAATAGTGCGTCAATCATACCATCGTGAGGTTTTGCCGCAGTTGTTATATCAGAATCAGGAAACAATCTTTTAGCTGCAACAAGCGCCATTGCTTTTGTATCCCTTTTATTCTTACTATTAACAATTTCATCAACACCTATAAACATTTCTTTCTGCCATTGTTTAGCAGGAATCTTAGTATAAGGTAATTCTAGTGCAATAGCTAACATTTCAACAGCACCTGATTGATGCCCCATTGAAAAAGCTGTAGCTTTCGAACTACCGAATATTACACCCAGCTTTTCAAAAACTAGATGTGGTGGTTTCTTATAACTATGTTTATGTGCACTTACCATAATCTTTAATATATCATGTAAGAAAGCATAATCTAGTTCATTTTTTATCATCGGCATTTTGTAAGCCTGAATGCTACCATCTACTGTTTTATAGACTATAGCACCTTTCTTTCCAATATCAATACCTATATATCCTTTAGTCATAAATTAAATGTATTGTTAATTAAAGGTATAAGCGCTTGTTTTACAGCTTTTTGACCATGTTTCTTTACAGAATCAGACAAGTCTTTTTCCATTGGTAAGTGTATACTAGGTAAGTTATATACCTCTTTATATCTATCCATTGCTTTAAGACCTGCAGCGTCATTATCAAATAAACATGCAACTCCTTTATACTTTTCTTTCAAGCTGTTAATAACCTCTTCTCTAATTAAAGTACCTTCTGAATGCGGTGCTATGAATTCTACTGGAAATTTTAGTTTCCTTAAGGATAAACCGTCTTTTAAAGAAGATGTAATAATTAAATAAGGTTGTTTGAAAAGTAATTGATCCATGCCTTGTATGTAATTAGCTATCTGCATGAATTTCTTTTCCCGGACATAAGGTTGATATATTTTATATATACTACCATCTGTCCTAAAGTAACCGTATACAAAAGGTTTTTGACTTGTAAAAAACTCATAGGTACCATTTTCGTTTTTACTAAATGTTACTGAACTAAGAGGTTTTACATTATATAATTCTAGTATATCAGAACAAATACCATACTGTAACCAGTATTCTGCATCGCCTCTGATCCACTGTCTTGTATCATAAGACTCTAACGTAAACTTTGGTTTTTCCCGTATACCTGTTTCTGGTATTACAGCATTCGGAGATTTTATATACAATCTATAGTCATCTATAATTTTGTTTATAGCTTGACCATAGGTTAGATTATAAAGTTCCATTACAAGTTTTACATGTGTGCCTCCACGATCAGTTGAAAAGTCTTTAAAGAAATATGCGTCATCCTTACAAAAAATTACCATTGACGGTACAGAATCTGAAGGATTAAACATTGACCTGATCTTTATGCTCCCACCATCAAGTTTTGTTTCTAGATTACAATATGTTTCAAAAACCCATGATACAGGCACATCTTCTATACCTGCTATTATGTGTTTTGTTGTGATCATGATATAAAAATATAAAAAGGGGGCGTATAACCCCCTTTTTAATTGTTAACCTTTAATCTAATTATAAATCAAAGTCTGCTGATACTTTCTTGGTTGTAGGTACATCAACATCAAAGTCGCTACCAGTGTTAAAAGATGTTACAGTTTCTGACTTAGACTTTTTAATGTGTAGTTCAGGATTGAATGTAATCAACTTAACTGACTCTGAATCAGCACTTTGAATAGACAACTGACCTCTTTGAGTTTTTACCAAATGAAGATCATATGCTTGATATCCAGCTTTGTTTGTATACTCACGGGCGCCGATACAGAATTTCAAATATTTATCCTTAAAAGGTTTGTCACTGTTAATACCAGAAACAAACTCTTCAATAGTATTATAAACATTATCATTCTCCTCTAACCATTTTGAGCAACCTGCTTCTCTGCAAATAGTTTGGATCATTTTAACAATCTCAGTATCGCGAGATATTTTAAGACCGGATTTGGTTTCTCCATCAGAATATGCCCACTCACTAGTTTTTATTCTAGCTACTTGACCCGCATATCGAGGACCATTAGGATTATCTTTATCTACAAGCAAACCTTCAAAAGTATCTTCTTCAATAGGTTTTGTCTCCAAGTGAAGACACACATGATATGCACCTTCTTTATAAGGTACCGATTCTAGTGTGATACTGTTAATTTTACATTCTACATTACCTGGTTGAATAATTTTAGGTGTTCCTGAACTTGTCGGGATGTTTTTTGTACTAATCATAGTTTTAATCTATATAAATTTGACTCCAATTGATTTTAATTTCGTTATCTTCTGTTAATTCTGACAACGTGATTTCTTGATTTCTTAAATGATCGGGTCTTGCACCGCAAGATATTTCGTCAGTAGTTTTAAAACTAAGGACGTTTTTATTACCTTTTCGGTATAAGTACCCTATAGCATCTGATTGAGATGTTGTTATTCTCTTTAATTTACCTGTAAGATCTAGATCAAGAGCGTTAAACTCTGAACCATTCTTTTCTAATACTGTGTCTTTTACGTGACCAACTAGTATTACACGGGGTGCCCATGTTTTAATATAATCGATTACTTTAGTAAAAGCTTCTCTTAACCAAGGGTAACCGGCACCGTTTGGCATGTTAAGTATTGTTCCATACTTAGGTTTGCCATCCGTAAACCAGTTTTTACCCATAGCAGATTTAGAATACATTTCTTCTGCCATCGGAATACACATTTCTTCAAGAGCTGTAATTGTATCTACTGCAACATACTTGTAAGGATAATCCGCATCTTTAATAGCTTTTCCTATCTTTTTAATATCTGATACTGAAGAAGCTTTTAGTTTCATAGCACTGACATAGTCACTACCATTCTCTAAATCTATTATCAGACAATCATCAAGATTTGCTAACAATGTTGTTTTACCCACTTTGGGTTTACTAAAAATTATTAAATTTTTAGGACTTTTTGTTTCAGCGCCTACTTTTTTTGTAGGTAGTACAATCTGCTCTTCTTTTTCTTCTTGTGCGCTCATTTTTCTGTAATTAATTTATTTAACCAGGGTTTATAACTTAGAGGTTTACCCGTCATGATAGTAGCAAAGTCTCTTATTGTCATTTGACTTATAGAGCAATCATCTACAAAATCTGAAAGTGATTTAAATGGATCAGCATCATCCTCTTGTTTTTTAAGAGGAGTTACCTTACATAATTCACTTACAGGTACAAGATATCTTGCTGTGTTTAGATCATTGACTTGGGTAGGTTCATACTCTTCTCTCCAATGAGGATTGTATTTTAATACCCATAATGCTCTGTTACCATCTTCAGGATTATAATCTCTATTAATAAACTCTGTGTAAATGTCATCACCCTTACTTAATTCACTAGGAAAAAAACTTACATACAACTCATCTTTATCAGCTGGTCTGTAAGCAATTTTAGGATAAAAGTAAGATTGAGGTTTTCCGATTTCTTCAAAAAATGTCTGATGTTTTTCTCTAAGCTCTGCTACTCGATCTTTTGTTGATTTCTCTTGTGTTTTAATCATTTTGTAAGTTATTTCATTCTTCTTTCTTGTTGTCCGGGGGTTTCCATTTCTACCACCCGCATCTTTTCAAATTCTGCTTTGAAAAAACTCATACGATTATCACCGTTTCTGCACTTTAGAAAGTGCATTACAAGAACTCTGTCATTTTCTATTACATATCTATCCGGACCATAAAATCTAATTTTCTGTTTACCGGGTCTATTCAAACCTATAAGAGTGTCAGCATGCTGTAGTAATGCATCTGAACCAAATATGTCTGATTCTAATATATAATTACCATATTTACCGTCCTCATTTCTCTCAGGGGTATCTATGTTACGATTCAACTGACTAAGAATAATAAACGCTATGGGATATTTTCTTTTAAGTTCCGTAATCGCTTCACCAAGATTGTAAAGTGTGTCATACTTATCTTTCTCAAAAGGTGCTTTCTTTAACAGCAAAGAGTGATCAAGAGTAACAATACACTTTTGATATACCGCACCATCATCTGTATGAATGATGTGGTTTTTCATATAAAGTGTAATTTGTTCCTTAAACTCATTAACTGTTATAGGATCCTCTACGATATCGATAGGATAACCTACTCTTTGTTTGGCGTATTCATAACATTTAGCAAGATCATCATCAGATAATTTGCCGTCTGCACTACACAAGTATTTATAGGACTTACCTAAAACACTTGAGTACTCTCTGATAGCGCTCGTTCTACCAAGCATCTCAAATTGAAATTCTAATACTCTAAAGTCTTCGTCAGGGTTTTTTGTAAATGCTTCTCTAATAATTTGATCTTTTATTAGAGTTTTACCTGCACCAGGACGTCCACCTATAACCGTAAGAGAATTCCATTCTATACCATCTGTAGTTGCATCATTAAACTTTGACCAGGGTGTTTTAATACTTTTAATTCTGCCGTCCATTCTTCCCTTCATGTATTCGAGAGATTGGACGAAAGATTGTTTCTGACTTTTCCAGAGTTCCTGTGCCTGCATGTTTAGTGATAGATGCTATTGGTTATAGCGTAAAATTACTCAGATTACCAGATTATACAACTTTTTCAGTAAAGTGATTATCATCATTTTCATAGTCGTTATTCACAACCGCCGAACAATAATCAGCTAGTTCTGAAACTCTTGATTTATCTGGGCTCATCTTGCTGATAAAATATTGAGAAGTCTTCATATACAGGAAGTTTTTCTTCTCATACTCATCAACGTAAAGAGCTGTAGCACGTATGATAGTATCCCAGCTATAGTTGTAGTTTTTCATAAACCAATCAAAGTTTGCTTTGATATTTTGTTTATCTGACCTAGCAAGTTTTCCGCTAGGTAATTTACCTTTTGGAAATAACTGGAGATACTCATCTATATGTGCATTTGTTAATACGAAAGAAGGAGAAACCTTTTTTGGTGTATTTTTACTTACAGGTATTTTAGAAGCTAGTTCTACACCTGCTTCTGTTATCTTTAAATCTGAATCAAGATAACGACCGAGTATAAGGCTTCTAGACTGAGTATATACATTTATATACTGAGGTTTTTCACCTACGTAGATACACCAAAGAAGATATAAACTGTCAGGAGTTAACTGACTCTCCTTCATTAACGGTGCTAGGAAGTTCATCAAAAGTGGTTTCTTTTACATTAGTGTTTTGTTCCAGATAAGTATTAAACTTATTAACAAAATCTATATACATTTTTGTAAACTTTTCATCTTGTGTTAGAAGATGATCATATGCTTTGTTTTTAGACCATATGATTGTAGCATGCGTTACTTGTAACATCTGTGCTGTTTTTGTTAAGTTGTACTTACCTTGTTCAACCGCAATGTAAGCTGCAATTTGACGAGGATAAGCATTCTCTCTAGCACGAGATTTACTTGAAAAACCAGGATAATTTGCTAGACCAAACTCTTTCAGTTGATCTAGCGTAAATGAATGTTCTACTATTACCATACAATTGTGGTTTTAGATTGTTGTTGTAAATAATTGTTTATTTTGTTAAACATGTTGTTGCAATCCCAGGTAGTTCCTGTATATGCAGCAGATGCCGGATGCGAAGTTACTACTTTATGATTTGAATCCGGCACAAGATCTATGAATTCTTGTGCTTTTTTACCCATAAAAACGTAAACTCGTTGAGTATCAGTCCATACTAAACTATCTAAGATATTAACAATGAAACTACGCCATAAAATCTGATGTGTACCAGGTTTACCTATGGTAGTAGTAAGAGCTGTGTTTAATAACAACACACCTTGTTGTGCCCAGCGAAATAAATCATTAGACTGATTTAATGCTAGGTCTGATTCAGGTACTGTATCTACAATACACTGTTTTATAAACTGAAGGGATACTTCAGCTTTATCTTTCCTGCTACAGGAAAATGCTAATCCATCAGCAACATCTGGTTGCGGATATGGATCTTGCCCTATAATTACAACCTTTACTCTTTCAAAAGGACATAATTCTAGCGCCTTGAAAACATATTTTAGTGGAGGTGTAAATCTTTTACCGTCTTGTGCCTCTTTTAAAAGCACTTCTAGTATATGATCAAACTCTTCACCTTGCAAATATGTTTTAAGTTTGTTTGCCCAACCAGACTCTTTTAACGAGTCATATAGTTTTTCTTTAACTTCTTGTAAGTTAACTGAACCTATCATAGCTTTGTGTAAATAATTTTAGTTATGTCTGAAGAAAAAGTAAACCCCGATGAAAAAAGTAAAATTTATGAAATAGAAATCATTCCTCATGAAGCTCTTGTTAAAATTGAAATTAGTGGATTATTTTACGCTAGGTTAAATTCATATATTACTAACTTTTTTCAAATACCTAAGGAGATAGATGCAAAGAAATTTGTTACAGAGGCACTAGATCGTAATAAACTAGATAAATCTGAAGAACAATTCCATTTTGAAACTATCATGACTTTAATCATAGCTATAGAAGAAGAAGCAAGGAATCAAAAATTAAACAAAATTGTAAAATACGATGTAGAGAAACAACAGGTTATTCCAGAGGAAAACCAACCTGATCCCCAAGCTTCATCAGACACTCAATCGCCTGACTCAACTCCTCCTTCGAGCAGTCCGCAAACGACTTAAAAGTACCTTCTTCTGTATACAAATCAGCTTTGTGCTTGATTATATCTTTTACTTCATCTGTGGTATAACCTAAATGGTTAGATATTTCTCTAATACAAGCTTGTAGTTTACTTATTTGAGCGTACGTACCGGAAGAATAATCTTCGTACGTAACTTTTACTACAGAACCTTCCTCCATATTTTGGATGTAATGTTTAAGAATAACTTTATCTTGTATATTTTTAGGGACTAGTTCACCATCTTCCTTTATCAGGAAGAAGCTTTTAGGTAATTGTTTCATAAAATTTTATTGTATATTAAACTTTCGAGATAGTAGTGTAAATAATATCCACTGTATAAAAGGAAAAATTATAAATGTTAGCACAATACTCATAACCAACCCAGATATTTGAATAGCAATAGCCAGATATAAGCTCCTAAAACATATGTACCTATACAGATTCCAGCGATTAGAAAAGCAAACAAGCAATGTAGTGCTATATGGAAACCTTTCTTTAAATTTCGGATAGCGTCCAAAGTAATACCAATCTTTATTTTTATAATATTTAAACTTACCATCTAAAGTTAGATAGTACTTTCTTTTTTGTTCATTATAGATACCGCAAAATGTGATAATATCAAGTTGTGCTTTGAAGTATATTGCTATACATATGAGCACTAATGATATTAAGAGTGTCATTTGTTACGATTCCATCCCGGTCTTCTACCGCGTTTTTTAACAATTTTATTTTCCATAGGCTTCTCTTTCGGTACGCATACGGATTTTAGACTTGATTTTTCATTTAGATATGAAATATCTAACTCAAGTTTTCTATTAGCTGTAGATAACAGGTGTATCTCTTGACGCAGAGAACTTATTAAATTTTTTAATTCAGATACTTCAGAATTATGTTGTTTTCTGAAAAGTAACAAGGTGCCTGTATAAATACAGCTGACACCTAATATTGCATATATTATACTCATATTTTATTCAAATTTAATTGTTTTTCTTCACTTTCCAAATCTTTTTTCATATCTGGTAAAGTAAAACTTTTCATGTACTCTTCGGGTAGTATCCCGTCTCGGATGATACCCATCTCTACATATTTCATATAGAGTTCTTTCATTTTACCCATTGTAAATTATTTTAGTTTGATCAAAATCTGATAAAGCTGATTTGACCCACGCCTCATCTATAGTACCCTTGTAACATAAGATATGTACAACAGCCTTTTCTTTTGGGTTTAGGCGTAGTAATCGACCGATACGTTGAGAACTTTTACGTTCGTTACCGTATGCATGCATGATTATACCAGCTCGTAATTCCGGAATATTAACACCCTCATTTAGCTGTAATACAGCTGATAGTTTAGTAATGATTCCGGATTTAAACTTAAGAAGGTTTTCTTCAGAGTCTGGATTACCGCTATGATAACTATGAGAACAAAGCTGTTCTGCTTGTTTTTGTGTATTAGCAAACAATATGCACTTTTCTGTAATACCAGCAAATAGCTTTTTGGCGTACTTTTCCTTAGATGTATAGACCATCATAGATTTCATTCTCTGAATCCTAAACATCATAGTTTCATTAGGTGTAAGCGATTTGTCTATTTTGTCACACCAGTACATATATGATTCTAACTCACTTGTAAGCCAGTTCTTTTTACCAATAGATATATTTCTTGCAGTATCTAATGGTATCATGTGGACCATAATCTTATAATCATTAAGAATACCGTCGTTAACAGCGTTATCTACAAAGTAAGTATACTTCATAGGACAAAACTTATTAACTAACTTACCTTTGGTTGACCGATCATACTTAGGTGGTGTACCAGTAAGACCGATTATAATACCTGTGTAAGCATCTAACCAAGGTTCATGACTAGGTAATAAATTATGACATTCGTCAAGGTATACCACATTGTAATCAAGATCTTGCTTTTTTAAAGATATGTAAGTAGTATATGTAATACTACTTTCTAATTCTGTCAAGCCATGTTTTTGCATTTCATCCTTCCATGATTGGAATATAGATTTTTTGGGTGCAACAACTAGTGCTTTAAATACCCCAGTGGGTTTATACAATGCTTTTAAATGTTTTAGACCTATAAGTGTTTTACCTACACCCATAGATACAGCAACACCTGCTCTCTTAGATTCTAAAAGAGCAGATATTGCTTCAGATTGAACATCATTTCTATTCTTTGTTTCCATATTTTTCTTCTCTTGACTCAGAAAATCCCATTGCTTTAGACATTACAGGATCGTTTTCGATCTTACCGTGACATATTCTACAAACAGATAAATACGTGGTTGTATCTAGCATATAACGTCCTCTGCCACATTTGTGGTGTATATCAGTAGCATTTAACTGACAACCTGGAAGTTTCGCTTTACAAAACGGATTAGTTTTAAGGTATGTCTCTCTAAGAGTACTATACAAAACTTCTAATTTTTGTTGTTTATTAGATTTTTTGTTAATAGGCTTCTTAACTTTCTCTGGTTTTTTATCCCTTTCAGGATGTTTATACCAACAATCTTTGCAATAAAGTTTTCTACTATGTTTTTTCCAAATGTGCTTTAGTTCTTTACAACTATCACACTGTTTTAGTTTTGTCTGCATGCACTGCCGAAATTATGATAGATCCGTCAGAGTATTGCGCACCAACTGATGAACTTTTACTAACAGATTTTAAATCATTTGTTTGTGAAGACAGTGTTTCCAGCAAACTTTTTTCCATGTCATTCTCAGGGGAGAGTATTAAGTTTACTATCCCGTTTACGATAAACTGATGTTTCATGTTAACCTTCGTATTTGACAAAAGAGTGTGTTACCTTTTTGTAGAGATCCGGGAGTTCTTCCCGGATTAGCTCTACAATAGGTTTTAATTTTTCATCGATTCCTAAACAATACTTGTAATGTGTGTCATCCATCATCTGTAACAATTGCTCTTCATCAAAGGGACGAAAAGTTACAATGTACGAATCAGGTGTTATATCTGCAACAGTCTCAAGACCGCCTTGCTCAAATATAGCGTTGTATTGATCTATAAATCTCCTATTGGATAGATATATAAATACAACTTCTTCATTATCAAGATTGTGGTAGGATCCCATTATTCTAATTCATAAAAATTTACAGGCAATATTTTTTCTTCTATAAGTTTTGTTACAATAGCTTTTTTACTAACACCTAAATCCTTAAAACTTACTCTACTAATGTACTCAGGATCAGTGTCACTACCAAATTTTTCTACCATCTCTTTTACAAAAGCGCTGTGATAGAATAAATTACTAAGTAACTTGTTTACGGTTGAATTAATCATTTCCTGTTTCCACAAATTTAGAACATTTTGTGTTCGTGTATGCACCTTAAGAATTCTTTTCTTCTTATCCCAGTGCATTATACTCAACTCATCAGTTGAATATACGCTTAGACCAAATAGAGCTCGCTTATACAGAAAATTCTGATAAGCATTGAACTCGTCCCTCTCATACTCTACAAACCGACGGTCAGGGTTGCCGTACAGTTGATACTCACTCAGTCTACCGGAATACTCCGTAGGCTGAACACGGGATTGCTTTTTCATATTAAATTAATTTACAATTTTTTACTAAATGAATGATGTGTCGTTACTGTGACACACTAGGAATTAAAGTCCAGATCTATTCTAAAATTAGGTTCGTCAAAATCTTCAGGAAAGAACTCCTCAAAAAATGTTTCTATTTCTTCGGCGTTTTCAAAGATTTCAGCATCGATATCATCATCTTCGGAATCTTCTGACTTTTTCTTAATACTAGAGATAACTGAACCTGTCCAGGGATTTGATATATAATCCCCAGCGTTGATGCTTAGCAAGTATTGAATGTCTTTGTCGGAAAGACTAAAGAATTCATCTAATGACATTTGCACCACTTTTCCGTTAGGTAATTGGTAGTACACCGTTATTTACAAAGATACTTTATATAAAAAATTCTTTGTAAATAAAAAAGAGTTATCTAAAAATATTAAGCAGGTATATAGCTAGCATACATAAATTAGCTGCAGTCAGAATTATAAATACTTTATTTGTCGTTGTTTGATAGGTGTTAATTTTACTAACACACAGTTTTAATCTTTTTTCTAGATCTGCAATATCGTTTTCTAAACAAGCTAATTTGTGCTCAAATGTTCTTGTGTACTTACTAAATGTGCCCATGTACACCGGGCGTTGATCTTGATTATTCATTTTCTTTATAAATGTCATCTTCGGATATATCTAACTTTTGTTCTTGGATCTTTTCATCCTTGAACATTCGATAAACTATAGAGTATTTAGGTCGATGACTATACCAATACTGTTCTGCTATAATACATTTTATAGTATCTGTTTCTATATCAATTCCGTAACTGTCTGGATTTTCTAGCATCGTAGTGATTGCTGCTTTGTTACTCCAATTTTTAACTTTAGCAAAATTTACACGGACAACAGATCCGATATCATAATAATGTTCTTTATCAATACCTACAACCGCATCAAAGAATGCTTCAGTTGATCTGGTATCTTCCATAACTTTATTTAATATGAATTCTACTATATGAGGATTACCTTCAGCAATACTTTTTTTTAGTAACTGCTTGATTTTCAATCTAATAGCATTTCTGTTAATAGTTATATACTTTTCTTGCATGGTATTTAGTTTATATTTCTTATTTTTAAAGTATAGAGAGCTTATGACCAAAAAAAACATTACAAAAGGGTCTTTGTGTATTGACGCCTTGAAAAAATTTCCTAATACACCTATAAAAACACTTGCTAAAAAAATCTACTCAGAAAATTCTTTGTTATTTCAGGATATTGAAAATGCAAGAACTTGTCTTAGATATCATAGTGGTTTAAACGGTACTAACAACAGACAAAAATTAAAAAACAAAGAGACAGTTAGAGAAAAAACTTATAACTATGTACCCTTTGAAAATATTCCTGATTCATACGAAGAAACCCGGGAACCACTCTATTTAGCAAAACATACAAGTAAGGTATTAGTTCTTTCAGACATTCACTTTCCTTATCATAATGTAAAAGCACTAAAGATTGCAATGAAACATGCTATAGAAGCTAATGTTGATTGCATAGTACTTAATGGTGACATTTTAGATTTTTATGCTTTGTCTGATTTTTCTAAAGATCCTAGCAAACCAAGATTTGTTAAAGAAATAGAACTTGGTAAGTGGTTCTTAGGTGAGCTCCGTAAAACATTTCCTAACTGTCCTATTTACTATAAAATAGGTAATCATGAAATGAGATTAGAAAGATATCTAAAGGTAAAAGCACCTGAGATATTTGACACTGAAGAATTTAGACTAGACATACTGCTTGAATTTGGTAAACACAGAGTAACACTTGTAGATAAGTTTACTATCATTAAAGCAGGTCACTTAAATATCATCCACGGTCATGAATACAGAGGTGCAGGTGGTGTATATCCAGCTAAATATATTTACGGTAAAGCTAAAGTAAATACTTTGTGCGGGCATTACCACCGATCTAGTACTTATATTGACAAAAATATGGACGGTAAATCACATGGAGGATTCTCTACAGGATGCCTCTGTGAACTTAGTCCTGATTATATGCCTTATAATGAGTGGGTTCATGGTTTTGCTATCGTAAATTTGAAACCTGATGGTCACTTTAAGGTAGAAAATTTACTTATAGACATAGACAATAACGAAGTTAGATAAAATGGCTACTTATATAAATGCTGGATTGTATACCCCAAAATTCGTAGTAAACGACGAAATGGAAGTTCCTGTATTATATATAGATAGCGAGGTATTTCAGATATACGATAAAAACGATGACCTAATAGCGCAAATTACCTATGAGGAAATGCGTGGTATCATGGCAATTATGGCTGCTGAACAAGAAAAAAAGCATCTTTTCATAAAAGCTAAAATCGGTAACAATTAGAATTCCTTTGCTAAATACTCTTCTATTAATTTATTAATATCAGGTATTCTATAAAAAGGTACTCGTGATATTAACTCTGAAAGTTTAACAGCTTCCGTCATAACATCATTCATGTTAGTTCCGGGTTCATCCCATAGCATTTTTAATGCATCACCATGTTCTTTTTGAATAGTATCATTAAGACGATTCAGTAACATTTTTGTTTGATGTTTATTAAACCATTTTATGGTAGAACAATCATCTGCAGAAAATACAGTAAGTTGTAAAAATACCAACAAGTTTAGTACTTTAATTTTTTCTAATTCGTCTTGTGTCATAAATTTAATTGGATCTCTGTGGAGGATTCGAACCGTCCGTCTCTTGGGTAAAATCCAAGGCGTTACCTATTACGCTAACAGAGATTTTTTTGGGTAAATAATCATCCCAATATATGAAGATTAGATCACACATTTTTAATACAAGATGGTGAATGATAACCTTCGCAACTACAATCTAAACATTTGTAAGATTTAAGTATTGATAATATATTTTCTTTACCTGCTGGATTCATTGAATGACAATAATACGTGGGTAAAGGTAACTCTTTATCTATACAGAAATCAATAAGCCATTTAGCACAATGATATCCAGTCTTTTCTACAAACTTGGAGTAATCATCTACATCAACAAAATTATCTATATAGTGTTCATTAGCTAAATCATGATCAAAGGCTACAATATTGGGAAAACTGTAGTCTAGATATCTTTCAGATACAACATCTACAAACTGATTGTAATCTCTTACAATGACCCAATCAGTATCAAGAAAAACAGATTGACCGGTCATTCTAAAACAATCACCGGGTTCTCTTATATCATCTAAAAACAATTTATAGTTTAGTTTTACAAGTCTCGAGCTCTCTTCTGACATCGTACCAAAATTTACTTGCCGTAGCAGTTATTAATTCATCCGTTGTTTTTATAGCAGATTCTATTGCCATAGACATCGGTACTTTCTTTTTACCATTAATATTCATAAAGACATCTATTAACTGTTCTGCTTTTTGTTTAGGTGAGATATCGTATTGTCTCACAAATTCTGCATCAAAAGATATATCTGAGTTCATTCCAAGGAAGTATTTGTTTATGAATAGTTTCAAATGTACGTATAAACTCTTTTTTTTCATCATGTTTATATCTAATATTTTCTCCACCGTATTCAGATACCTTACTTTCTTGTATACTCTCGTCCCATAGTAAATCTTCACCGGGTAGTTTCTCTTTGATATTATACTGGTGTTTTTTTACATTATGGGTTAGAAATATAACTTCTGCTTTTACTTTATCCTTGTTGTCTACAATACTATGGACAGACCTAAATAACTCTTCGTATTCAGTAACCCAACCTTCAGTCACTATTACAGGACTAAAGTTTATATGTACATCATACCCCGCGTTAATAAATCTATCAATATTCTTGATTCTTAAATCAATAGGTGTTGTATTAGGTTCAAGGACTTTAGAGTATTTAGGAGGCATAAGACTAAATCTAATTCTAATCTTTCCTTCCGGGTTATACTCTAACAGTTGTTCGTTTACATACTTAGTAGCAAATGATCCCATAGCTTTAGGGTGATTCTTGAAGAAGTCAAATACCTTTACCCAATCATAATGTTTGGTATGTAAAGCCATATCACTGTTACAACCTATATCATAGGTTATAAATTCTGGGTGTGTCTGATTAGGTTTTTCTACATCAGCAAACCATACATGATGGTCGACAGCAGTCAAAATATCATTGATATTAGTTGCTATATCCACACCTTCGGTTTTATGTCTTTTACAATAGCAGTAACTACACTCAAAACCACAACCCATAATAATGGTAGGAGTAAGAAAATCTGTACTCCTACCACTATTTCTGATAATCATAGACTTTCTACGTACTTTTTGTATCAGTCTTCCAGTTTTTGGTTCTTTATCATCCATAGTTTGGGTTCTTTAAGACCATCTATCCATTCTTTAGCAGTGGGTATAACTCCATTACAGTCTTCTTTGACATGTTGTTCTCCAACATATCTTGTATACACTGTTTTACCATCACTGTTAATAAAACTGGTACCAAAAACACGTTCACACTCGAATATACCTTCACTATGGTGTCTAAATAATCTATGTTTACTGTGTCCTATCCATGCTTTAGTTTCATCAAACCATTCATGAATATGTAAGTAATCTGTTATAGTGCCTCCCCATTTTTTAACTGAGGATTTAGCATGTTGTTCAGGATGTGCCATATTACAATCCTGCTTTTTGGACGAAGTGTTTGACTACTTCAGGAATGTGTTTCTTGTAGTAAGGCTGTTCAGACTTACACCATTGCTTTACTTCATCTTTTGTTTTAAATTTTTGATAAGGAAAAGTCACTTCTAAATCATCAATAAAGTCTTGTACAGTCCAACCCTCCCATATATGTCTTGAATTATTCATATATGCAGTTATTAAATTAGATTACCTTTTAGCTCAGATTCTTCTCTTTCGACAATATTGACAAAATGATCGCAGATGTATTGACCATCTTCAGTACATATATATCCTTCACCACCGCCACCATCATTGTTATACCAATCAGGAGCATGATTTAAAATATTATCATAAATAGAGTCTTCAATCTTATTTCTAATTTCCGAAGACAATCTATGCTTTTGATCAAGTGAAAAAGGATATTTACCATCTTTTATAACAATTCTTCCTTCTTCAGTTTCTTCAGCGTCTTCTTTACGTACTAAAATAATCTCGTCTATAGAACCGCTATCACCAGAACCTCCGTATTGAAACCAGATATAACCATAACCAGCAAGTCTTATGTGAAATAGTATATCTTTAAATGAAAAATCTGCATTGATGTTTAATAATTCTTGTTCA